CATCACCATAAATTGCTGTGCGTACAAAGCGTCTATAATGATAGATGTCGCGATACTGTGTAGGCATCACGGTCATCCATACGAGGCGCAAGTAAGACTCAGCCACCCAAGAATTAATAATAACTGTCAGATCAGTTCCGGAACACATTCCCCCATTAGTATAGAGTAATATATTTTTGAATTGATGAGGACAGAAGCTAATTTCATGTAACAACACTCGACGTACAGTGGATTCCTCCCCATACCATTTGTCTAGTGCTATTATGAAGCGTTGAACCACTTCAGCCATTAGTGTTCCGTCAAACTTTTCAAAGTCTCCGTCAAATCCTTGGTCACCAACTTCTAGTAGATGTTTAACTAATTTGTGCCATTCTAAAGAACCCCTATTGATTCCTACAGCTGAAAAAGTGCGTATTCTAATTGAATAGAAATGTGCAGCAAACATAAGATTATACATGCGTGAAAGCAAAATGTAATCCAATGGAGCTACAGTAAAAACACGAGTTTTTCCTGTTGTAACTTTCTCTATAGGTCTTCTCTCATCCTTAAGTGTATCCACCCAAGGACGTCCCAATGTGCGCATACCTTTCTCAGCATTGCGTTTTCTTTCAGCAAATAGTTCCATTAAAAGAGGACTTGCTATACTATACTTTGTACCATCATGGTAAAACAACTTTCGTTTTTCACCCTTAAGTGCATTATTAAATACAAATGGAGTTCCTGGAGAACTCTTCATATTCAAACAATCCACATAATTCATTCCTGGTACTCCATTGATAGCTTCCTCCAATGTTAATATTCGCTTCTCAGCCTTCGATGGTTGTGCGCATATCTCCTCTGCAATAGAATTGCAGACCAAATCAAGCAATTGTTCAGGGAAGGGGTGTGGTGTAATCCCCCATTTGTTTACGCCTCTAACAAGAATGTCGCCCTGAAATTCAGTCATTCTTGGATCTTTATTTGATAATATTGATGGTTCGGTAGTGTGTTTCACTATCTTATCAAATAAAGGAGATGGTTTAATTGTTGTGCGAGAAGGAGAGTGGACGTAATCACTACTCTTTCCTTGTACATATATAGTCCCTTCTATGCCGGTTTTCTCTATCTCATCCTTAGTGAGTAGAATCTCAGCACATTCTGGTTTTACTGGTACAGCCACTGCTAAAGTCTCAAAGTGTGAAAGTTGTTTCACAGCCTCTTGAACCATACTCTTAGAAAAGAGCATGCCGACTCCTTCATTCCTTTCGGGATCACCTGCTACGTGAATAGCAATAACAGTTGGTTGTCCATGAGCATCCAAAATAACTGGTCCTCCACAATCGCCATAGGTAGTGTCGATATCATAATAAACGGTGTCAGAAAACATAATTGGCACCTCACGTCCTTCTCTATTCAAATTGTACTCTATACTAACATTCGTGTTAGTAATTTTCGAATTTGTACGGGAAAGATCATGATGGTTTCGATCATATTGATAAAATATCACACGATCGTCCTTGCGTGCTTTTGCAACATCAGTAAAGTGATTAATTATGTTTGTACGTG